GTCGAAAGAACGCTCCGGAGATCTTTCGTAGTCCGGGTTAGCGGACACCCCATGACGTGAGCACGTAACGTCTCATAAGTGACAACACAGAAAGTACGTCACGTGAAACAGGACGACGAACAGACAGCAATTGCAGACGGTCCGCCAGACAAGCTTGCTGTCCGCAATGAAGGCCAGCGATTGCTACTGCTGGTGCAGAAGTCGCTCGAGCAGGTGCGGGCTGCGACCGGCGTCCGCTCGCGCCAAACCGTGGTCGATTGGAAATACGGTCGGAAGGTACCAGCACCCGATACGCGTGCCAAATTGCATACACTGTACGGCATACCGCCACAGGCATGGGTGACTATGCCCGGCCAGACGGCAGCAGACGTCAGGCAGCCACCTGATCAATTGTCGCCGACGGGTCAACCAACAACGCTCGAAGCCTGCGATCGGCTGCTCACTCGGCTCCGAACGACGGCCGCGGCGGAAGGTCTGTTGCCATCCGAGACCATCAAGCTCACGGCCGCAGAGGGTAGCCTGCTCGGTTTGCGGCACAAGCTCGAGCTCTCTAAAATGATGCTCGAAGACAAACTTGTGCGAGAACACCCGGAATGGCAGCGGCTCGCGCGCGCCATCGTTCGAGTGCTCGGCAAGCACCCGGCCGCAGCCAAGGACGTTCTGGCCGTCCTCGAGACCTACAAATGAGGGGGTTGCGCTTCGAATTAATGCGCCCATTAACCCCGCCCCCTTGTGCACGTCATGGGGCTGTGATTTACTAGTAAATATGAAGACGACCACAGATCATAGACCGCGTTGCGCATGCTGCGGCCGCGTTGTCATCCTGGGTGCTGCTGGGCGCCCGTTCCCACATCGTTGCGAAGGAACCAAATGAGACCAAACCCCGAATTCATGGCTGAAGCCGACGAGCTCGTCGAGCGCGCGGCGCATTTCCAAAAATTGTCGGCCGGCGCGTCCGAAGTGGCACGCAAGGCGTACGAGGTCGCGATCGAGCTCGACAAGTTACCGCGCCGGTATGGTGCACGTTATGTCTTCCCAACGCTCGAGCACGTCGCATTGCTGCAGCTGCAGGCCACCGAAGCCGCGCGGCTCGCTCGCGACGAAGCTGCGTGCGCGCGATACGCGCTGGCGTGCACGCAGGAAGCCTGGGACGCGTTGTCCAATGGTGGTGCGCTTATCGCGGCCGGTTGCCGCGCGAGTGACGACGAGGGCTCGAGCTTGTGTTGGGCTGTCTATGATCGCGAACGCGTCCGGGAGCTCGGTTTCGATGACACTTCGGCCGAGCTGGCTCAAGAATTGACCGGCTGGCAGTACGAGTACCGAGGAGCTGGTCGCGCGTTCGCGGCCGAGCCGTATACGCGCAACGCCGGCCGGTTCATCTTCGTCACGCAGTACAGGGGGCTCGACATCTGATGTCATACAACTGTACCGCGTGTCTCGCACGCAGCCAACGACTCTCGCCGGACGCTGCAGGTGTCGCCGTGCTGGCTATCCTGCTCGTTCGCGAGCTCAACCCGGCCGCGCTTGCTCTCGCGTTGTGTCCCGAGCATCGCGAATTGCTCGACCACGCCAAACGCATTTGGATGTCGACGAAATGATCCGATCTGCAACCGCTACCGTGCAATTGTCACGTGCGCAGCTCGAAGCTGCGCTCGAACAATTGGCCGAACGCATCGCGCAGCTCAACGACACCATTTCGAACGCCTATCGCGCGGCCGCGGTCGGCGATTTGCCGCGCATTCAACGCGAGCTCGCGACTGCTCGTGTCGAACTCGAAGCGCTCGCCAAATCGCACGAACGCGCGTGCCGAGCGCACGAGACCAGATAACCGCCCCCTTGCCGCGTCATGGGGTGCGTGTTATCTTCGTCCCATGACGCGGCGTTTGCACACTCCGCGGCTGCGGCCGCTGCCGACGAGGATCGCCGGCGTGCCGGTGAAACCGGTTGGTACAACGACCGTGACCACGTACGGACTTTGGCAGGAGATGCGACCAGAAGACGAGAGCGACGCGCGTATCTGGAGTTTCGATTTCTGGTCAGGCGCAACGCTCGTTATTCAAGGACACCGCCATGCACCGAAACCAACAACCTGAGGATCTTGCCCGCCATTGGCTCGCCGGCGCGGCGCAGTTCGCTCGTGCCGACGCACTCGACGCGTGCGATCCGCGCATCGTCGCATTGTGCCAACGCGTCGCGGCCGGCGACAAACACGCACTCGCGCAGCTCGAAGAGCTGTGCCGCGCCGGCTTCATCGGTCGGCGTTCGTGATGCCGCACAATCACGGATATCGGTGCGAAGCGTGTCGCGAGCAGGTGAACCGGTGCGCCCCATGCCGCGCGCGCCGCGCGGCCGCGCGCGCTGCGTTCCGCACCAGCCAGCGCGCGGCCGGCAAGTGTTGGGACTGCCCCTCGAAGGCGCAGCCGAGCAAGACGCGCTGCAAGAGCTGCGAGAGACGTATGCGCGTCATGGCGCGCAAAAGCCGCGCGAAGCGGCGGAACGAAGATCAACCGGAGGCAATATGAAAATGTTTATGGTGATAGCGTTTGCATTTTGGACTGGCATCACGTTCGCGGTGTGCGAGCGGCCGGCGCCGGCGCGCGCCGACGACGCCGCGGCGTTGCAGCGCATCACGCTGGCCATCGAAGCGAACGCGCGCGCCACACAGGAGCTCGTGCGAGCAACGAAGGAGAAATGCCGGTGAGTAAATTCGATGAGACTGTGAAACGCCGCGACGCGCGACGCGAGCAACTGCTGGCCGATCGTGCGACTCTGCTCGAAAAAATCACCTTGCTCGGCGAATTCGATGCCGATCATGCGAAGGGGTCAGCGGAGCTGCAGTCGCGTTGTGCGGCCATGCGCGAAGCGTGCGAAGCCGAAATCAATCGCTCGTGGCGCGAATTCGCCGAGCATTCCGAATCGACGCGCAAAGATCTGTCGTATTCGGTAATCACGTTGACGCGCGCAGTCGAACGCGGCGCTAAAGATCTCACAGTGCTCACGTCGGAGGTCGTGTCGCTTGCACATGCCGATCTCGCCGGCGTTGTTGGCTCGGCGCGGCAAGCGCTCGACGGCGCGGCCGCGTTGATGTCGACGTGACGACGACGATCGAGCACGAAGTCGACCAACGCAAGCGCAACAAGCAGAAGCAGCAGGCGTACACGTTTGCTGAAGATTTGCTCGAAAAGCTGCGCGTTGAGCTCACATTCTCGACTCGAGTTCGGTTTCCGTCGCCGTTATATCAAAAAGACCCGGTCTTGTTCGCGCGCCAGATCCTCGGAATCCGACCGTGGGAGCGGCAATGTGAAATTTTGGAAGCTGTGCGCGACCATCCGCGCGTCGCTGTGCGTTCCGGCCACAAGATAGGTAAGAGCACAACGGCCGCGATTCTTGCACTGTGGTGGTATTGCAGTTTCGACGACGCGCGCGCAATCTTTACTTCGACGACGTCGCGACAGGTCGACCAGATTTTGTGGCGCGAACTGCGCATGTTGCGTGCGCGCGGTGGTCGTTGTCTCGAATGCAAGGCGGAAGACCCGAGCGGACTGCGCATTACGCGGCCGTGTGAACATTCGTCGCTCATCGACGGCGAGCAAGGCGAGCTCGCGCGCACTGGTCTCAAATCGGCCGACTTCCGCGAAGTTGTGGGTTTCACCGCGCGCGAAGCTGAAGCCGTGGCCGGCATTTCGGGCAAAAATTTGCTCTATTTGCCCGACGAGGCGTCCGGCATCTCAGACGAGATCTTCGAAGCTATCGAAGGCAACCGCGCCGGTGGCGCGCGCGTGTGTCTATTTAGTAACCCGACGCGTAATTCGGGTGAATTCTACGACGCGTTCGACAGCAAAAAGAAGCTTTATAAGACGTTGACCGTGTCGAGTGAAGAAGCGGCCGCGGTGAACCGCGACGGCTCGATTCCTGGACTCGCCACACAAGAGTGGATCGACGAGAAGAAGCTCGAATGGGGCGAAGACAGCGCGCAATACAAAATTCGCGTCAAAGGCGAGCATGCGCTGCACGAGGAAGGCAAAATCTTCAGCGTCCACACGATAATGATGTCCGAACGTCGGTGGCAAGAGACCGAGCCGGCCGGGCGCTTGTTCGTCGGACTCGATCCAGCCGGCGAGACCGGCACCGGCGACAAGACTGTGTTCGTCCCGCGGCGCGGTCTGAAGATGCTTAGTGCACAAAAATTCACCGGACTCAACGACGAACAGCACCTCGTGCGACTCGTCGCGTTGCTGAATGAGCTCAAATTGCCGCGCGAAACGCCGGTCGTCGTCATGGATCGCGAGGGTTCTATTGGTTCGAGCTTGTTCGGTCGGATGCGCAATTTCCTCGAACTGCCGGCTAACGTGGGCATGTTCGAACTTGTCGCGGTGCGCGCGAGCGATCGTGCTGTGCGCAAGCCGCAAGTCTATGATCGCATGCGTGACGAGCTCGTCGCGAACCTCGACAGCTGGTTTCGAGATGGTGGCGCGATCGTCGAAGACGGCGAGCTCGCCAAAGAGTTGCATCAATTCGAGTATTACCAGGCCACGAACGGTCGCATCAAGGTCACGCCGAAAGACGAAATTCGGAAAGTGCTCGGACGGTCGCCGGACACATTTGACGCGCTTGCGCTTTCTACGTGGGAGCCGCTTTCGCTGCAAGGAGGGGACTTGCCACCAAATGTTGCAAAACAGTATGATTCACCGCACGACGTCGAGCAGGTGTTCGACCCATACGCAGCCGAAAAGACCTGGAAACAAGATGACTAAGAAGAAGAGCAAGGAAAAGATTTCGCAGGGCCGTCGTACGTTGCTCGCTGCACTGCAGAAGACATCGCGTCGCTCGATGGCGAAACGCATGAAGGTGTCGACTGCAGCCGTGTCGCGTTGGGCGTCGGGTGTTTCGAGACCGAACGAACTGTCGCAGGGTCTACTCAAGGACACGTACGGTATCGCCGGTAGCTGGTGATGCAGCTGCTCGCGCAGCGCTTGTTCGCGGCCGGCGTCGAGTTCATTTCGGCGCGCGGCCGACACGGCGTCGACACTGTAGTCGAAGAACTCGTCTGCGCGTCGCAAGAGGACGTCGAGCGCGCGCTCGGATGGGCCGCTGCTGAAGGCGTACAATTCGCCAAACCACCGCGCGTCGCGACGCTCGAAGAGCTCCAAGCGAGCGAGCAGACATTTTAGTCGAGGACAAATAAAATGGCACTCCGAGTCAAAGCGCGCGTCGTGCGCGTCACCGAGTCGATGAACGGTGCCAAACGCGTGCGGTTCACGACCGAAGCCGACGACACAATCGCCGAAGATCAACGCATCCAACAGCTCTCGACTGTGTCGTCCTTCGACGTGCTCGTCGATAACCCGTCGACGTCGGCCAAATTCAAGCTCGGCGATTATTATTATGTCAGTGTCGCTCTGATCAAGGCGTGACGATGCAAGGCAATAACAAGATCGTACTCAATCAGGCCACGATGCGCGAGGCGATGCAACTCTGGCTCGATGCGCAGTTCAAGAATCCGCCGCGCGTCGTCAAGATCGCCGAATTGTCCTCTGACGGTTCAGTATTCGAATTGCACGTCGAGTCGGACGACGCTCCGCCGCGGTCATGACCGTCTATGTCGATACGTCCCTGCGTGGTTATGGTCGCATGAAGATGTGCCATATGTTGGCCGACACGCTCGACGAGCTGCACAGTATGGCCGCTCGGCTCGGACTGCGCCGTGAGTGGTTCCAATCGAAGAGCACGCCCCATTACGACGTGAGCCTGGAGAAACGCCGGCTGGCGTTGGCGCTTGGCGCGGTCGTAGCCGACCGGCACAAGGTCGTCGAGCTCATCCGGAAGTTTCGAGAGACGCCGAACCGGGAATAAGGTTCTGTAGTACCGCGGTGCAAACGAGTGAACCCGAGAAACCCCAGGAAGTGGCCGCGAAGCCTTCCGGTGAGAGCTCTTAGGCACTGCTCGGCGTCTGCTAGTCCACCGGTCGACCTACTGTCGAGTTTGCACATGTGACCATAGACGACATGTAGCGTCATACCGCGTAATGTGACCCGGAACACGTTCCAGTGGGGTCACAAACCGTGTGAGCTGGCGTACGGTCGTTAGCGCTCTTCTCGGTCGTTCGGCATATCAAAACGCGCCGAGGGGTGGTCTGTCTCTAGATTCGCCGGAAGTCGAAGAGATCCGCCGCGCGCAAGGTGGACAGATCTCGCCGATCGTCTATACCAAGACGCGCTGGTATTTGAGCGATCTCGAGGACGCCGAACATCTGGCCGACAACGGCAATTTGGCGATGGCCGCGCGGCTCATGCGCAGCGCGCGCAAAGACGGTATCGTGTCTGGTGTTCTGAGCACGCGCACCGGTGGTCTGGTGCGGCTGCCGAAGAAATTCCGAGGCGACACAGAAGTCATCCGTTCGCTCGAGCTCGGCCACGACGACGTGCGCAGCGAATTCGATGAGATGTTCCCACCGACCGAACTCGCGTTGCTTGCTGCAGATGGCGAATTGCTCGGCGTTGGCGTCGGCGAGTTGCTTCCAGTCGAAGGACGCGACTTCCCAATCTTCGTCCGGCTCGATCCAGAATTCCTATCGTACCGGTGGTCCGAGAATCAATGGTACTACCGCAGCATTGCTGGCCTGCTGCCGATAACGCCGGGCGACGGCCGTTGGATCCTGCATACGCCTGGTGGCCGCATGGCGCCATGGCAAAACGGTCTGTGGCGTCCCATTGGTCGCGCGTACATTCGTAAGGACCACGCGTCGCTGTACAAGGATAATTGGGAAGCCAAGCTCGCCAACCCCGCTCGCGTCGCGCAGGCTCCGCCCGGTGCCACCGAAGAGCAGCGCGCGGGACTGCTGCAGCGCGTCATGGCATGGGGCGTCAATACCGTGTTCCAACTGCCGGTTGGCTACGAGGTGAAGCTGCTCGAAAGCAACGGCCGCGGCTTCGATTCGTTCAACAAGACGATTGCTGATCAGAACCAAGAAATCATTATTACGATCGCCGGCCAGACGGTCACGGTCGACGGTGGCGCCGGCTTCCAGAATTCCGACGTGCACAAGACGATCCGCGCCGATCTGATCAAGAGCACGGCTGAAGGGCTCGCCTACACACTCAACACGCAGGGGCTGCCGGCATATGTTGTTTATCGCTACGGCGAGGAAGCCATTTCGCGCTTCGTCGTTGTCGAATGGGACGTCACGCCACCCAAAGACCGCAATTCGGAAGCGCAGTCGCTCGTGACGGCCGCGAATGCTATCAAGCTCTTGAACGAGGCATTGGCCGGCCAAGGCGTGCAGCTCGACGTTCGGACGATGTGCGAGCGCTTCAGCATTCCGCTCGTCGGTGGCAGCAACGCGACCGGCAACGAAGCTCCGACAGGTGCCGGCGCCGCTCGTATTTCGCTCGTCCCGCAGTCGCAAGCCGACGACGAGCCACAGATCGATGTCGACGACGACGAGGAGGAAGCGGCCGCATGACATGGCGACTGTTGCAAGCTGCTTTGCCTCTCGACGGCAAGAAACGATACGACGGCACCGGGCTGCTCGCCGTCGATCCGCAAGCGTTCTTCATGAAGTTCGACTTGCGCCAAGCGCCGGAAAACATCGAGACCGAAACTGCAACCATCGTTTCGGTGCGCGGTCCGTTGTGTCGGCTCGCGTCGTCTTGGGACGACTCGTACGAGTCGATTCAAGCGCGTTTCGCTGCGGCGTTCGCTGCAGGTCCGCCGAACGTCGTGATGCGCATGGACTCGCCCGGTGGCGACATGTCCGGCTGTTGCGAGCTCGCGCGTCATCTGCGCGCCGCATCCAAACTCGCCGGCAAGCGTTTGTATGCGTTCGTCGACGGCAAGGCGGCCAGCGCTGGCTACGTGCTCGCGAGCGCAGCGGACGAGATCGTCGTGACCGAATCTGCGTTGGTCGGCTCGGTCGGCGTCATTCAAGTTCGCCCCGATTGGTCGCAACAGAACGAGCGTATGGGGTTGCGCATCGCGTTTGTCACGAGCGGCGCACACAAGGCAGACGGCTATCCGGACATGCCGATCTCAAAAGCCGAGCTCGAAGAGACGCAACAACTCGTCGACGCCGCGGCCGCAACACTCTTCGAAGTCGTCGGCGAGCACCGACGCATGTCGCCAGCGCAGATCGCCGCGGTCGACGCGCGCGTGCTGTATGGCAAACAAGCTGTAGCGGCCGGGTTCGCCGACCGCGTGCAAGATTACGATGCATTTCTTGCCGAACTGGCAAACCCGAACAAGGAACAGGCCATGAAATATAAAGACGCTCGCGCAGCACTCGAAACGATCGCCAAGGAAGACAGCGACGAGGGGCGTGCAGCCAAGCGCGCGCTCGCCGCGATGGACGCCAAGCCGGAAGGCGACGATAAGAAAGAAGATAAGCCGGCCGATGGCGCAGAAGGTGGCGGCGGAGAAGCCGACGCGGCGGATGACGACTGCGAACCGGGCGCGGAAGACGATGCGGCCGAACCGGGCGCGGAAGACGCGACCGACGACGCCGTCGACGACAAGGACAAGAAGCCACCGGCCGGCGCAGACGCCGGCGCGCAGGCACTCGCTGAAGTGCGCCAACTCTCGGCTTCCATCGAGAAACGCGAGCGCACGGCGCAGAAGACGGCCGACAATGCGGAGCGTGCGCGTCTACTCGCGTCGCGTCCCGATCTGAACGACGACACACGCAACGCTCTCAAGAAGGCTCCGCTCGCGACGGTGCGCGCGATGGTGCAATCGCTTCCGCGCGGCCGCACGCCCAAGCCGGTCGTCACGACCGCGTCGGCAACGCGCGGCGCGTCGCAGACCGATAACGCGCAGACCGAGCACAAGCTCTCGGCGAATGCCAAGCGCTCGCTCGACGCGCGCATGGGCATGCTTTCGGACAAGCCGAATGTCCTGCGCACCGAGCACAAACTGTCGCTCGGTTACGTTGCTCCGGTGCAGTCTCTCGCCGAAGCTCTCGAAAACGACGGCCAGCGCGACTGATCGCGAGGTCCCTCTCTCGACCGAATTTTTGACTGCCGTCGCAGACGGCCAAAGAAGGAAATCGCAACATGACCGAGCGCATTACCCGAACTGCCGTCTGGGAATACATGGATTTTGTCCTGACCAGTGCGAAGGTGGCCGAGAAGGGCCATCTGGCGTGCTGGGACACTTCGTCCGGTGAAGTCGTTCCGGGCGCGGCGTCGACGACGCTGCTACCCATCGGCCAATTCCACGAGAACTTGACCGGCGACGGCGTCAAGAAGGTGGCCGTCAGGCTGTTCCAAGAGATTCGCATGCAATGGTGGGACAACGACACGGGTTCCGCCGTCGCCGAGTCCGATCAAGGCAGCGAGTGCTATATCAAGGACTCGCACACCGTCACCATGGATTCGTCCGGCAAGTCGAAAGCCGGCCGCGTTATGGCGGTGCACGAACGCAAGGGCGTACTCGTTCTCGCCGGTTTGGCGGTGACAGGTCCGACCGGTCCGAGCAACGCCGCGATTCTTGGTGGCGTCGTGGCCGACCGCACAGCGCTCAAGGCGTTGCTGGCTGCGACCAACGTCAACGGCAAGCTCGTCGAGCTCAAGGACGACGGTTCGATGTGGCGTTATGCAGCGTCGAGCACGATCGACGTGAGTGACGATCCCAACGAGCAGCTCGTGATCGAGCCGGACGACACGACCGGGCGCTGGATTCGCGCCGATAAGCAATTTACCGCCAAATTGCCGGTCGCGCAAGACACGGCCGATGCTGAGGCGTTGCTCACCGTGCCGACGGGTTTCGTACTCAAGCTCGCGGCGCACCCGTTCTATGACGTCGCTGTGGCGTTCTCGGGCGGTTCGTCGTCGTCTATCGGTGCCAGTCTGAGCAAGACCGGGTATTCGACCAAGGGTGACATCATCGGCGCGACGCTGTCGGCTGCGCTCGGCACCGGCATCAAGAAAGGGACTCTCGGCGACAAGCTCGACAGCTTCGCCGAATTCCAAGCGCTGTTTCTCGAGGCGACGGATGAAATCCGTCACGATCGCATCGTCGACGACTTCACCACCGGGTCCGGTTTCCTGATGGTGCCGCTCATCGTCTGCAAGGCTCCCGCGTCGGCGTGACGCGCAACTCCAACACCGTCACACCAAGACGCTAACAGGGACAAAAGACAATGCCAGCCATTACCCCGGAATTCTTGTTCGATCTCGAATCCAACATGCAGACCATTACGTGCCGCGAGTTCGAGCGCTTGCTCTCGAACCTGTGGTGGCGCAAGATTTGCAAGGAAAAGCCGAGCGGAAGCAAGAAGGAACGCCTTTCCTGGTTGCTCGACTCGGCGCGCATTCAGCGCACCACCAAGACCGGTGGCAACATCGAGTTCGAAGACATCGTTGCGCTCTCGACCGAGGCGACGAACCTCAACGCGGCTGCGGGTCTCGAGCTCAAGAAGGAACAGCTCGAAGACCTCGACGGCAACGGCGTCGACCTCGCTGCGCACTGGTCGCGCCAGATGGGCGCGTATGCGGCGTACTGGCCGCAGAAGATGCTCTCGCAGTCGTTGCTCGATAACCCGGTCGGTTACGACACTAAGGATTTCTTCGCAGACGATCATCCGGTCAATCCGTTCGATCTGAACGCCGGAACGTATGCGAATTTGTTCACGGGTGCAGCCGACGGCATCTATCCGGGCGCGGTTCCGATCGACACCTCGGTGTCGGCTGAAGTCGCGTTGAACAACATCGCGAAGGTGATCGCATATGCGGCGTCGATCAAGATGCCGAACGGCGAAGACCCGCGCTTTTTGAAATTGGCCGGCATCATGCACGCGCCACTCCTGACCGCACGCGTGCAGCAGCTCACCGGCGCGAAATTCCTCGCACAGGTGGCTGCGACCGGCGCCGGCTCGGCCGACGTCGAAGCGATCATTCGCAATATGGGGCTGGGCGTGCCGGTGGAAGCGCCAGAGCTCGGCAGCGCGTTCGGTGGCTCCGACACCGATTATTATCTGATCATGGAAGAGATCACGAGCTCCGAGCTCGGCGCTTTCATGTACGTCAACCGCGAAGCGTTCTCGATCTTGTACCACGGACCGCAGACGGACGCGCAGCTCGCTCGCATCCGCAAGTTCCAGTGGACGACCGAAGGACGTAACGTGATCATGCCCGGCCATCCGTACTTGCTGTTCAAATGCTCGGCCATCTGATTCCTCGTTGATTGCCACGGTTCTCCTTTGTTCCCGACAGAAGCCGACGCGGCGTCCCCTCAATCAGGACGCCGCGTCGGCACCAGCAAAATTGAGCAATGACGTCTGTCGCATACCTGACCGTCGACGAGTTCAAGTTGCTGACGATAGCACCGTCGGCGTTGGTTGATGCCATCGAGATCGTCACACCGGGTTGGACCGCGAACAGGCTCCTGCATCGTTCAGCTTGGCTCGACGTGCGGCTTGCGAAGCGTTACGATGCGCCGTTCCAATCGCCATATCCAGACGTCGTCAGGCTTTGGCTCGATGCTCTCGTCACATTCGACGCGTACCATAAGCGCGGCGTTGACCCGGACGATTTGCAATTTCGCGACGTCGCCGAATCGGCCAAGAAGACCGAAGCGGAAGTCTTGGAAGCTGCAGACTCGGACAAGGGTCTATTCGAGCTCCCGTTGCGCGCGAACACCAGCGCCAATGGCGTGACCAAGAGCTTTCCGAAGGGCTATTCCGAGCAGAGTCCGTACGTGTGGACCGACGTTCAATCAGAAACCGCACGCGAGGAAGACGAGAACGGCCAAGGCTCGTGAACGATTTCGACGAAATGCAGCGCTGGATCGACAACATTCGCCGAATTGCGAAGTTGCCGCGTCTGTGCGCGCAGCCGGTGGCTGACGTGGTCGAGCAGGAGCTGTCGCGCACCATGGGCGCCGGCCAAGCTCCGGACGGCACGCCGCACATTCCGCGTCAATCCGACGGCGCAGCTCCGCTCACCGGCGCAGCAGCCGCCATGCGAGTGACCGCGGTCGGCAGCCAAGTCATTGTATTGATTCGCGGTCCTGAGGCGTTGCACCACCTGCAGCGCGCGCGCGGTGGTATCGAACGCCGGCTCATTCCGATCGGCCGATTGCCGTCCAATCTTGCGCGGCTCGTGGCCGCGGCGTGCGCCAAACAGTTCGCCGAAACGGTGAACGCATGACGGTCGTCCTTGCACTCGAGCAGCTGTACGACGCCGTCGCGGCGCGGTTCGCGGCGGAAGGCACAGCCGGCGAGTTCGTGTTCGGCTGGCGCACGCCGGCGCAGCAGCACACCGGACCGCGGCTTGCTTGGGTACCTGGTGACCCGTCCGGTTCGCTTGGACGCTGGCTGCCGGCTCGAAACCCCGGCCGCGCGCCGCGGCCAATCGGAACGCTCGGAGAGCTGTTTACGGTACATCTCTCCGCACAGGACCCGGACGCGCCGGAAGACGAACGCGCGCAGTACAAGATCACGCGCCTTCTGTTCGACGCGTGGTATCGCGCGGTGTATCTCGCGGCGCGCGGCACGTTCGAAATTTTGTCGACGAATTGGATAGACGCCAAAAATATTCGGCGCTTCGGCGCGGCTCTTCGCGTCGTCGTGCAGCTCCAAGCCGAACTGCCGGACGCGCCGGTACGTTTCGCTCCGTTCAAGGTTCGTGGCGAATTCCAACTCGACGATCTTGATCAGACCGAGAGCATCGAAACCGAACCCGCGCCACCAGAAATTGATACTGCTACGACCGGCGACGTCGCGTTGACCGGCGAACAGACGATTGACGACATTGCAGTCGTACAGGACGACGTCGTGCTGGCATGGCAACAGACGGATCCTGTCGAGAACGGTTTGTACGTCGTGAAGACGGGCGCATGGGAGCGCACCGACGACGCTTTAATCTTCGGATTCTTCGTACGTGTTGCGGTCGGCACGCAGCATGGTGGTTCGAGCTTCCAACTCACAACGCCTGATCCGATTGTCGTCGACGAGACGCCGTTGACGTTCGAGAAACCCTGAGGAGAGATCCAGTGACCCAACCCACGGTAAATATTCAAGAGATCGATGGCGCACTCGGCGTCTTGCCGGCGAGCTCCGGCCGTCTGCTCGCATTCGTCGGCGTTGCGGACTCCGGACCCAAGAACACGCCGGCGACGTTCGCAAAGGTCACGGCGTTGGTCAATGCCTTCGGTGGCGGACCGACGGTCGAAGCTGCGGCGCATGCCATCGAGCGTTATGGCAAGCCGGTCGTATTTGTACGTACCGAAGACACGGTCGACGGTTCTTACCTCGACGCCGTCGACGCCGAAGATGGCGCCATTTCGGCAATCACGAAGACCGGTACGGGTTCGGCGACGTTCACCGACAATTCGAGCGATCCGACGGTGGCAGCCGACGTGATTATTCTGTTCAACGTCGGAGGCACACAAGGCACAGCCGGCATCGTGTACCAGATTTCGCTCGACGGTGGCCAGACTTGGAGCGTGCCACACGCGCTCGGCACGGCCAACCACATCGACGTCGGTGCAACCGGTGCGAGCGTCTCGGTTTCGGCACTCGGCACCGTCGTTGCCGGCGATTTCATTTCGTTCACGCTCACCGCGCCCATCTCGGCATCGGCCGGCGAGCTGGTGACCGATATTGGTGGTTCGAGCGATCCGACGATCGACAGCGGCACGTTCCCCAATGACGACTACGAAGCATATTTGGAGGTCGTCGACGCCGGAACGATCGGTGTGACCGGCATCACCGTTCGTTGGAGCTTGGACGGTGGCCGCACGAAGTCGTCCAAGACGGCGCTCGGCACCGACGCGTTTTTCGTCTTCCCCGGTTCCGGTGGTGTGAAGGTGAATTTCGGTGCAGGCACACTAGAAACCGGCGATACGCTCGCATTCCCGACCGTCGCGCCGCAGTGGAATGATGACGACCTCGATGCTGCGCTGGCTGCACTCGGTTCGACGCAGATCAATTGGGGCATCGGCCACGTCGTTGGACCCGTCGACGTCGACGCGTTCGACGTGATCGATTTGGCGTTCGCCGGATTCCGCGCGAGGGGCAAGCGCCACGCCTGGATCGCGAATACGCGCATGTCGGTCGGCGACGAGGACGAAGCCACATATTTGGCGTCGCTCTCGGCCGCGTTCGTCGACAAGAGCACGACGCAAGGCATGCTGTGTGCCGGTGCGGACAAACTCACCTCGAGCGTGACCGGTCGCAAGTATCGCCGGCCGGCGTCGTTCGTGCTCGCCGCGCGCTCTGGCACGGTGTCGGAAGAGATCGACATTGCCGATGTGAACCTCGGTGCGCTCACCGGCGTGTCGATTCGCGACAGTAACGGCAACCCGGACGAACACGACGAGAGCAACGACCCCGGACTCGACGATGCGCGCTTCTGCGTGCTGCGCACGGTCGAGGGTTATCCGGGCGTGTTCTGCAACCGCCCGCGTCTCTTCAGCAATGAGACGAGCGACTTTCAGATCATGCCGCATCGGCTCGTGCTCGACATCGCAGAGGACGCACTACAAGCATATATGATGCGCCGGCTCAACAAGCCTATCGTCGTGAGCAAGGACTCGGGCTTTATTCTCGAAGAGGAAGCGCTCGAAATCGAAGCCGGCGCCAACGCCATCTTGGCCGCGGCATTGCTCGCCAAACCCAAGGCGAGTGCGGCGTCACTCGTGTTGTCGCGCACCGACAATCTGCTGTCGACCAAGACGCTCACCGGCGAGGCGCGTGTTGTGCCGCTCGCCTACCCCGAGACCATCAACCTGACCGTCGGGTATCTGAACCCGGCTCTGCTCACAGTCGCTGCCTGAACCGGCAAAAGGACGGTAAACGCCCATGTCTGACGAAATCCGAGTCAATGGCAACCAGCACAGCTGGGGATCCATCATCCTGAAGCTCGACGGCGACAGGTTTTACGGCTTCACCGGCATCACGTTCGCCGACAAGCGCGAACGCGTCAAGGCGTACGGAATGGGGCGCCATCAGGCACCTCGCGGCCGTTCGCGCGGCAAGTACAGCACCGATCCGGTGAAGCTCACCGGTTGGAAGGGCTCGATAAACGAGTTCCGCAAAGCGCTTGCGCAGCGCTCGCAGGACGGCGTGTCGTACGGCGACGTCGAATTCGAAATCGTCGTGCAATACGTCGAGACCGGCGAGGCTCCCATGACGGTGCAGCTCATGCGCTGCGTGTGGACGGGCAATAGCACGTCCGACGAAGAGTCGGCCGATCCTCTGAAGGAAGAGATCGAGATCGACACCATGAAGATCCTGCGCAACGGTCTGAGTCTGTTCGACTCGTCGCAGGGGGTTCCGTGAGCGACGCCGCACAGAAGCTGAAGGACTTGCGCGCTCGAGCGGCCGAGCTCTCGGCGACGCTCGAAGCGCGCAAGGACGACGACGCGCTCGCCTTCCAGATCAAGCAAGCCGAGCAAGACATCGTCGACAAACAGGCCATCATCGACGCAATCGAGAAGTACGGACCGCTCGATCAGAAAATTCGAGTGGTCCAAACCGACGGTGGCGTCGTCATCCTCAAGAAGGCGAATCCGAACATCTTCCGCCGTTTCCAAGACAGCGAAAGCACAGAGACCGAGGATCTCGACAAGCTCGTGCGACCGAGCGTCGTATATCCGGCGCCGGCGCAGTTCGACGCGCTGCTCGACGAGTATCCGATGACGCTGATGCGCTGTGCCAATGCCGTATCGTGGCTCGCCGGCGCGCGCAAGGAGGATCTCGCAAAAAAATAACTGAACTGCGCATGCAGACGCGCCAGGACCTCGGAGTCGCGGCGCGTTGCATTCTCGCAGCATTCGGCACGGAAGACATCGAGAACGACAAGCACGACGCGCGCAAATTCGTCGGCGCGTTGCTTTTGGCGGAAGTAGTGACCGATTTACGCATCATCCGGCGCGCGCTGACAGTACCGCAGAAAGAAAAATGAGTGACTACGGGACAAACAGACGCGCGAGCGAGTTTCGTACTCTCATTAGAGGACGACGCGTCCGGAGCTGCGCAATCTGCAGCCGGTGGACTCGAGCGACTGCGCGACAGCATCGACGGCGATTTGCGCGCGTTGCGCGACATGCAGAAGGGGCTCAAGAATTTGCAGCTCGCCACGCAGCCCAATATTCGACAGGTGGCCGAGCTCAAGAAGCAAATCGCAGCCAAGAAAGAAACCGTCGGACTCGCACAATCGAAGTTTTTGGCACTCGGTGGCGAACTGACGCGCGCCGGCCAAAAAACGAATTCATTCAAGGATAAATTCGCCGAGCTCGCGAAGTCGGCGCAGAAGTTGCCGGGTCCTCTCGGCCAGATTCTGGGCAAGCTCGGATCGCTTGGCGAAATCGTGACAGCGCGCGCTATCGGTTTGGTCGCACTCGGCGCGGCCATCACGTACGTCGCCGTCAAGACCGTCACCGCCGCGGCCGAACTGTACAAATATGGCGTCGCACAGGCAGATGCGAGACGCTCGGAATTGTTGCGACTCGAAGGGCTCACCAAACTTCGGTTCTGGTACCGCGCCGCGGCCGGCAATGCACAAGAACTGCAAGGCGCAATAGATCAGGTGTCGGCGTCGTCGGCGATTTCGCGACAGAAGACCGCGCAGTATGCCGAGCAGCTGTATCGTATGGGGTTGCGCGGCGCGAATCTATCGAGTGCGCTCGAAGGCGTCGCAATCAAGGCGAGCGTACAAGGCGACGCTGCGGCCAGTGCATTCGCCGGTTGGGCTGCAGGCGCGGCCATGACCGGTCATTCGGTCAAGAAACTCTCGGATGACGTCAAGGCGCGGCTCGGTGGTGTTGCCGCGGCGCAGATGCAGAGTCTGACCGTCCAGACTGAGAAACAAAAAGAAGCCTTCGATGCGCTGTTCTCGGGCCTGAACGTGAATAAGCTCGAAAAAGCTTCAGCCGAAACCAACGCGCTGCTGTCGCAGACGACGAATTCGGGCAAGGCGTTGAAGGCGGTCATGACGTCGCTGCTTCAGCCGCTCATCGACGCGCGCGCCAAGCTCGAGCCGTTGATGAAAAAATTCTTCCAGGGGATGATTATTGCAGCACTGCGCGTCGGCATCGCGTTCCAGCTTGTGCGGTTATGGTTCAAGCGTACTTTCGGCAGCCAAGATTTACTGCACGGAATCGATATGACGCGTGTTGCGTTGTACGCCGGCGAAGTTGCAGCTTTCGCGCTCGCTGCTGCATTCGCTCCGCTCGTGATCGCGACAGCGGCCGGCGTCGCTGCGCTGGCGTCGATCTTTTCGGTCGTCACGCAAGCCGCATCGGGATTCATGCTGCTGTGGCAAGCGTGGCAAGAGGTCGATTTCGCGTTACTCGGCAAGCAGTTGTATGCGGACTTGCGCGGCAACCTGATCGACCCGATCTTCGAGTTGTGGCACGAGCTCGACTTCAAAATGCTTGGTCAGTATCTGTGGCAAGGCATCGTCGAAGGCATCGCGGAAGGTATTCCGAAGGTGCTCGAATCGGTCTCGAATTTGGGCAAGCTAGCTTGGGACACGTTCAAGGACAAGCTCGGCATCCATTCGCCGTCGCGGGTGTTCCTACAGCTCGGCGCCCAAATTCCGGCCGGCGCAGCCGCTGGCGTCCATATGGGCGCTCCGAAGGCACGCCGAGCTGTTGCCGACATGATCCGACCAGAACCGCTGGCGCCGGCGCGCTTCCGAGTGGCCAACGCGGCCGCACCGTCGCCCACGCTTTCCGCTGGACCGACCTATCCGCGGGTTACGCCGCAATCCGAACCGCAAAACGCCGGGGACAACCGGAAAGGCGGCACGCCGACCGTGCAGAGCGTGACGATCGGCGACATTCACATCCACAGTTCGTCCGACAAGCCGGTCGACCTCGCGCGTGACTTTCGCCTCGAGCTCGAGCGCATCGTCGAAGGGGTCGCCATCCAATTGGGGGTCTCGACGTGACCTGGGACCCGATCACTCAGCCGATCGATTATATCCTGCTCTCTGGCCGCCGTTCGCCCGGTCTGTGCGAGCTGTCCGGTTTGGGTGCGCCGCGCCGCTATGACGAACGCAACGGATATGGCCTGTCCGGCGCGACGGTCATCTTCCGCGGCGTCGGTCTATCGAAATTCTCGGCGAAAATTCGCCTGTACGATTTCAACGATTGGCAACTGTGGGATTTGTGGAAGCCATTGATCCAGAAGCCACCGGTTGGCACCCGACCGCGCGCGCTCTCAATTTGGCACCCCCTCTGTGAAGACAACGACATCGACAAGGTCGTCGTCGAGGACGTGCTCGGTCCCGACCAGACCGACGATGGCGAGTTCACGTTCGAAATCAAATTCATTCAGTTCCGTTCGCCGGTGTTCAAACTTGCCAAGCCGGACGGCGCGGCCGCGACGCCGACAGATCCTGATGAAGTTCTCATCGGGCAACTCACCGATCAATATCAGAACCTCGCCAAACAATGACTGAAGCTTTCGCCACGTGCAACGGACAACGCCTGACGGCAGCACGGCTGCACGTCGCGAACCTCGGTCCGTGGTATGCGGAGCTCGAATTCGAACAAGACCCGGCCATATCTGGTCGTGTCGAGCTGCAGCTCGGTTCGACGAAGCTGTCCGGAACGCTGCAGGTCAGCAACGACGGCACGTTCGGTCTGCAGCGCAAGGCGCGCATCGTCGCCGGCGCCGGTGCATGGGGCTCGGAACTGCCCGAGAAGGCATATCACAACGACGCCGGTGTCAAAGCCAAGAACGTGGCTCAAGACGCCGCACGCGAAGCCGGCGAGACACTCGGAGACTTCATACCGGCCGTCGAGCGCGTCGGCGCAGACTTCGTGCGGCAACGAGGGCCAGCTCGGCGCACCCTTGAGCTTGTCGCAGGTCCGAGCGTCGCCTGGTGGGTCGATTATGCCGGCATCACGAACGCCGGACCGCGGCCGACGGTCGAAATCGACAAGAACAGCTACGAACTGCTCGCATACAATCCACTGACGCGCATTGCAACGCTCGCCATCGACGATCTGAACACGATACAAATTGGCGCGGTACTCACCGAGCGGTTCGACGAGCCGGTCGTCGTGCGCGAATACGAGGTGACGGTCACAGCTGAAGGTGGCGTGCGAGTTGTGGTGTGGACGGGAGGAGCCGAGAGCGGCATGAGCCGGCTCGCGCAGCTGCTGCGAGGCATCGCGGCGCGCGCGGTCGACTCGAAACTGTTCGGTAAGTACCGCTATCGCGTCTTGCGTATGGCTTCGGACGGTCGCGTCGAGTTGCAAATTGTACGCAAGCAGACCGGACTGCCGAATATATTGCCCGTCGAGCAGTGGCCGGGTGTCGCCGGCGCGCATGCCGAGCTCGCAGCCGGCGCCGAAGTGCTCGTGGAGTTCATTGAAGGCGACCCGTCATTGCCGGCTGTGGTCGGCTATGCTGGCAAGAACGGTGCGGGGTTCGTGCCGGACTCGCTCACGTTCTGCGAGAGCGCGCAACGCGCGGCGCGACAAGGCGATCTCGTGCAAAGCGGTGGTCCGGGGTGCTCGATCATCCTGACGCCGCTTCCGGGCAACCTTGCGCCGTCCGTGCTGCCGTCTGTGCCGTACCTGGTGTCGTTTTCGAGCAATCCGCTATCCGTTGGGCCGACTGCTGCGCCGCTCTATGGCGCCATCTCGACCGGCTCGCCCAAGGTGAAATCGTGACGGTCGCACGCTTGGGCGAAATTTCATTATCGGCAGCAGTTCCATTGCTCGCCGAATTCCAGCTTGCGCTGTCGGCGTCGCTCGGCATCGCGACGCCGGAGCTCGACGCGAAGCTCGCAGGTCTGACAGGCATTCTCGCAGCTATCACGGTGGCTCCGCCCGATCTCACCGGCACAATCGAAGCCGCCATCGCCACAGTAGCGAATTTGCAAGCCTCGATCGGGGGTCCGGTGGTCACGCTCGAAGCCGCGGCCATCATCGGACTCATCGCCGAGCTCAACGTGTCACTCGGCATACTCGCAGCCGGCGCGGCGTTGTCCATTCCGAGTGCGAATCTATCGGCGTATGTGTTCGACGGCGAGTCTGCGAACCTCGGAGCCGAGTTGCAGAGCGCAATCAATGCCGATTTGCCCGGTGTACCGGCTCGAACGTACGCACTGCTGTTGGCTACAACGTCCTCGAGCGCGTGGACCGCTGCACAACTGGTGTTCAAAACGTCATGAGTATCCTCGACGACATCGCGAGCATGACAGCCGAGCTCGAGCGCATCGAAGACGCACCGACAGGCGACCTGAAATATGGTCGCGACCTCTCATGCGTCTCCGACCTATCGCCGGACTTCACAGAAGTCGATCCGGCATCGCCGCTCGGCATGGCGCAATCTTCCGTGCGGCGTCTGATCACGCCGCGCGGCGTCTTGCCCGACGACGCGGATTATGGACTCGACATTCGCGCTTACAGCAACCGCGGAATGACGGCTTCGGAACTGCGCGATCTGGCCGGGCAGATCAGGAACGAGCTCGTCAAGGACGACCGCGTCGACACAGCGGACGCGAGCATCACGCAGGAACGCACGAGTATGTCGATATTTGTGCAACTGACGCCGGTGGACCCGGCCGTGCGTCAGTTCACGTTCACGCTCTCTGTGACCAGCACTGAAGTGCTTTTGGAGACTATCCAATGACTGTCGCATTCGAAGCGCTCGTCACGCCGGTCACGCGCGAGCAGATGCAAGAGTCGATATATGCCGTGCTGGCGAAAGTCGGCGTCAACACGACGTCGTGGAAGCCGGGCGCAGTCGTTCGCACGATTATCGTCGGCGTGTCGATCGTTCTCGCCGCGTTCTCGAATCTCATCGTCAAGATCGCGCGTTCCGGGTTCCTCGAGCTCTCCGACGGCGACTGGTTGACCCTCGTCGCGCATTACGTGTATGGCGTCGATCGCGACGAAGCCACATTTGCGACCGGCGAAACTACGCTCACCAACGCAGCCGGTGGCGTATACTCGTTCGATCCGGGCGACCTCACATTCGGTAACCCCACAACGCACAAGACGTATCGCAACACCGAGGGGGGCACGCTCGCTGCGCTCTCGACGCTCGTTATCGACATCGAAGCTACAGAAGCCGGCGCGGCAAGTACGTCAGTGGCCGGAACGATCACCGAAATGGTGACGACGCTTGACGGCGTGTCGTGCAGCAACGACGAAGCCGTCATTGGCGACGACGCCGAGCTCGATCCGGCGCTGCGTGCGCGTTGTAGCGAGAAACTCGGCTCGCTCTCGCCCAACGGTCCTTGGGACGCGTACGCGTTCGCGGCTCGCAATGCGCGACGGCTCGACGGCACAAAGGTCGGCATCTCGCGCGTTCGTATCAATAAAGACGGCTTCGGCAACGTATTCGTGTACGTCGCGACGGCCACCGGCGCGGTCACGGGAGACGCCGACGACGATACCACCGATCTCGGCGCGGTCAACGACGCCGTACAGAAGAAAGCCGCACCGCTTGCCGTCACAGCCAATGTCCTGAGCGCTGTCGACGTCGCACTCGACATCACCTACGAGGTCTGGATTTACGACACGGTCGCGCAAACCGACGCGCAGATCCAGACGGCCATCGAAGCGCGTCTTGTGACGTTCGCACAGGGCCAACCGATAGGTGGCAACGTCATCGCGCCCGATCCGGGCAAAATTTTCCTCGACGCCATCCGCACGGCCATCGGCGCGACGTTCCCCGGTTTCATCTTCCACGTCGAAATCACGCTTCCGGCCGACGACCTCGAGCTCGCATTGTCTGAAGTGGCGGTGCTCGGCACAATCTTGTGCACAGCCATTCACCAGACGTCGCCGTCGGAGGGCTCCGCCTGATGGCCGAAGCGCTCACATTCCGCGACAAATTGCGGCAAGTCGTTCCGCCATGGTTGCGCCGCGGTACGGCCGGCGACCTGCTGTTCGCTATCGGCGTGCACATCGACGCGCTCGCCGACGGTCTCGTCGACGGCGTCAAGAGCCGATTCCCCGGTGTTTACTCAATGGATTCGCTGCCGTATCTCGGTCGCGAACGTCGCATTCCGCGAGGTCCCAACGAGTCGAACGTGACATATGCCGATCGCATTACGCGTTGGCTAACTGATCACCAGACGCGCGGTGGTCCGTACGCCATGCTCGCGCAGCTCTTCGCGTATTGGCAACCCAACCCGTTCGCTATCGAATTGGTGTACATCTCTGGCCGTCGTTTCTCGCTCGACACCGACGGCGTCGTCACGCGCGACGACATCTCTTGGAACGGCGAGAGCAATCCGGCCCACTGGGCACAATGGTGGTTGTTCTATCATTGGCCGAACGTCGTGCCGGATGACGGTTTGTGGGGAGACGCCGGCGACTATGGCGACGGTGGCGTCTGGGGTTCGGGCTTGACGCCGGCCGAAGTGCGCGATGTGCGGCTGGTGCCGACGGTTTGGAACGCCGCGCATCCGTTCGGCACGATCTTCCTGCTGCACGATCCGGATGTGTTTTTGTGGGACTATCCGGTGCGGACTTGGGACAGTGGTTGGACCTACGCTGCAGACGGCGTCGGACCGGCTCGCATCAACGTCAGGTGAGCAATGGCCTATATTCTGACAGAAACAGACGACTTCGACGCAGATATTACCGTTCCGGAAGGCAGCGACACCGCTAGTGCTGAAGTGCTCGCCGCGGCGTTTCAAAAACTCGCCAACCGCAGCAAATACCTGCGCAGCCGAGCCGGTTACGTTGGCTTTTGGCAAATGGATGCGTCGTCGCTCGCCGATGGCAGCAAGGTTACATTGACCACGATCAGCAGCAATGACGGCTTCACCCTGTCGGACTCACTGCGTCGGATCACCTTCCCGGTTGATGGTTGGTACCAAGCCGACGTCATGGGTTATTCGCAGGGTACGGTGCTCGACTCGCTCGATTTCTATCTCGCCGGCGTCAACACCAGCAATCACAAGATACACGGAATCGACACGCCGGTCGGTGGCGATCGCGCGTTCAACGGCTCGGGTCTGTTCCGAGTGATCGATCTCGAGGTCGATCTGTTCGACATACGCGGCAACACGAACGGCGGTGGGTCGTTCTCGCTCGACGCAACGATCCAAAACGTATTGGTCGTGCGGAAGGTGTACCCATGAGAACGCTAATCGAAGTCGACGAGTTCACGAGTGACGTGCAAGTGCCAGAAGATGGCGACCCGCGCAATGCGGCGTCGCTCGTGGCGTTTCAATCGCTCGCCAATCGCGCGAAGTACCTCAAGGCGGCACTCGAAAGCGGCGACAGTGCGCTGGCCGACCGACTCGACATTCTCGAGCAGTTCCAACAAATAACGCTCTCGGGGAGCGACCTCGAGCGTGGCGATTACCTCACTATGGCGTCGGCAGTTGGCAGTTCCGGGTTCTCACTCGGCGACTCCGACAAGAAACTGATTGTCCCTGCCGCGGCCGATATTTACTTCGTCACGATTATGGCGTTGATCACGCTGGACTCGTCGTTGGCCGACGACACCAGCTATCTAAAAATTCACTCGACCACGAGCGGCGACATCACACTGACGACGTCGTACGGCGCGCGTTGTGACTTCGCACCGGGCGTAATGTTCGTGCACCATATGAGTGCACTATGTAACGGCGACATTTATGTGAAATGGGGCACGGTCGCCAACACCGACCGCACTGCAGACATCACATTTGGCGTCATGACCGTTCGGCGATTGGGGCCAGCCTCATGACGCAAGAACTGCTCGCGCTCGCCGAGCTGTTGCAGCCGGCGCACGGAGGCGCAACAAAGGCCGGTTTCTCTCTACTCGACGCATTGTTGCATACTGCGCGGCCAGCAAAAGACGACGACCGTTTCACGAGCGGTTTGGACATCGTACCGCGCAACACGACTGAATCCGATCCGTTCCCTATTTTGTTCTGAGGAGCTCGCCCCATGACCGATCCAGTCAAATATGTCGATGCAGACTCGAACGAGTTCGAGTTCGAGACCGAAGACGCCGGAAGCGGCAAAACCCGCCCGGTGCATGGTCTCGCGAGCTCGATCACGACTGTTCTGTCTGCGATAAAGACCGCAACGGAAGCCGTTGCCGCGATCATTTCGGCTGGCAAGCTCGCTGTCGCCGACGCAGGTATCGCGGCTATCATTTCTGGCGGCAAGCTCGCTGTCTCCGATGCCACACTCGAGGCTCTGGTTTCAGCAAGCAAGCTCGCCGTCGCAGATAGTGCAGTCGCAAGCGCGCTCGCGACGTTGCACACCGATATCGCCACAACGTTGGTCGGGTACGTCGATGGTCTCGAGGGCTTCGTCGATAATATCGAAACGTTGATTACCTCGACCAACACCAAGCTCGACACACTGATCGCAGACGTCGTGGCCGGTGGCAATGGCGCGGTGTCCACGACGTATCAAGAGCAAAAGACCGCTATCGGCACAGGCAGCAACGTGTCGTTTACCACCCAAGCACTGACGCGCGGCATGTGGATTCAAAATGTCTCGGCAGCCGGGCAGATCATTTATGTGGCGATCACAGGCACGCCGTCCAACACCAACGGCATATGGTTGTACCCAGGTGAGAAAGTCTGGGCAGACGTAAACAACGCGAACGTGCCGATCATGCGCGCGTCGGCGTCGAGCGGCATCGCCAACATGTGGGGTTGGTGAATGCTGCTCGGGTCGCAACAAGGCAAACGACGGCACCGGCAGCCGCTGCTCGGCGATTTGCTCAGCAAACGCTCGCAGTGTGCGCTCGCGCCTTGGCTCATATACCGCGATTATAGCGGTCCGATCGTAAAGGTTCGGCGCGACGGTGGGTCGGCTGGCACGACGGATATTTACGCGCGTTCGCCCTACGAAGACGTCCGTTGGCAAATCGCCGAATACTGCGCTGGCGTCAACGGCTTCCTCGACACTTTCTACGATCAGAGCGGCAACGCGCGCGATTGGACGGCTGCGAGCACCAGCAACCAACCCAAATTATTCGACAGCTCGACCGGCTTGCAGTTGTCGAGCAACCAGATGGGTGCGAAGTTCGACGGCTCAAATCACTGGTTGCAATACGCAACGGACACGCTCGGCATCACCGGCAACCCGGACGTGATGATCGCGCAATTGTGCCACTTCGGCACTGCGAACACTCTCGAATTTGGCATCGACATCGGCCCGGATTCCAGTGCCGCTCGCATCGCGATGTATTACAGTTCATCCGACGATAACCCGCGCGTGAACCATGGCGGCGCGTACGAATCCGATAGGAACTCGCACCGCACAGAACGCGCGCTCGGATACGACCTGATTCGACGAGCTTCCGGCGCGACCGTGACCGGGACTGTGTTTCGACAGAATGGCACCGATTGTACCGAGTCGGCCAATTCGAACGGCAGCAGCACGATCAGTGTCAGCAATTCCGGTGGCATCGTGTTCGGCCGCAACGGCACAAGTACTAACACCACCTTTTACTTCAGCGGATATTTAGTGGCGTTTATCGCGTTGCTCTCCAACGCCGATCAGGATCAGTACGCCATCGAGCAAGACTTCGAACGCCGTCGCGTCGCATAGGAAGAACGAATGATAAAACCGTTGCTCGTTGTGCTGTTGCTCGCCGCATGCGGCGCAAATCAGGAGTCCGACATGCAGACTGTTCATGCTCGAGCCGACGGCTGGACTGTTCGTCTCAATGAACTCGCCGAAGCCGTGCGCCCAGTCGCCGCGCTCATCGACCGCGTGTGCGCACGTCGTGGCGACAACAGCACGGATTGCCAGATGGCGCGCGCCGCTTGGGCGACGGCACGCGAGGCTATCAACGCCGCACAGGACGCCGTGCAGTTCTATTACGACACCGGCGCGTTGCCGGATCCTGCTCGCGATGCGATACAACGCGCATCGAATGCGGCATCAGTGGTGCTCGCCGCGCAGCGCCGAATGGAGGAAATCATCAATGGATTGGACACGAACAATAGCGGAGGCTCTTCGGACCGTCCGGATTCTATTTGGCCGCAAGACCCCGCAACCAACCGAACCGGAGTCGCCCCGAGTCCAGCCGGAACGCCTGGGAACGCTCGAACAGGAACGAGCTCGCCGGAAAGTGATGGCACTCCGTGACCAACGGAATACTGCCACCACCAAACCCAAGTCTTGAACCGCCGTTGCCGCTGTCGCATTACGACCGCATACAACTGTTCGGCAAATTCGGATTCACGCGCGCGCCGCAGCCGGGCAACCCCGAAAAGGTGATCCTGACCGAACCCTGGATCAACCAGAACCTGATGACTGCCAACATTCGGCAGCTCGATCGCACATGCCGCGTGCACCGGCTCATCCGGGCGCAGTTTCTCGCGCTTTGGGACGCCTGGGAAGCAGCCGGCCTAATCGAGCTCGTGCGTACATTCGACGGCTCGTGGGTGAGCCGCTTCAAGCGCCAGACCGGCACATATGAGGAACGCGTCGAGAAGTGCAAGCAGCTCGGACCGGCGGCGCTCTCGAATCACACCTGGGGAACGGCCTTCGACATCAATGCCCCATGGAACCCGCTGTACGGCGAGCCGGCGCCGGTCGAAATGGTCGGTTCGGTGCTGCGGCTGGTGCCGCTCGCGCAAGAACATGGTTTCGCCTGGGGAGGCAACTTCCACAGTCGCAAAGACGGCATGCATTTCGAGGCATATAAGATTTTGAAGTGAGGTCCGGGAATGTCGCCGCGCGATCGCCAAAACGTCACACCCATTCTCGACGCGCGCGGCCAGCGCATTTCAGCTCGTGCGCAACGCCGTGCCGAGCTCGAGGACCAGCCGACGCAGCCGACGCGCGAATCGCTCGACCAACGCCGCATGGTCTCGCTCGAGCGTTCGGTGCTCGACGCCGGCGACGCTGTCGACGACTTGCACGAGAAATGGGATGCGTTCCAAAATGCCGTGCTCGATGGTCTACGCACGACCAACATTCGCATCGACGATGCCGTCCAAGAATTGAAGACTGCAGCGCAGCAGATGCGGACCACCGGTTGGCCGCTGCGCTATGTGCGTTTCGTGTCGTTCTTGGTGTTCGTTTTGGTCGCTTGCGAGTTCTGGGCGACGTTCCATCGCTGAAAGTGCAACAATGGGCGACGAAGACAAACCGATCAGAATTCCGCCGCTTCCGAGCGACCCACCGGCCGTCAAACTCATCGCGGCGCGCGGCGCGGCGTTCCAGATGGTCATCGCGCAATTTGCCGAGCTCGTCGGGCTGCTCATGATCACATACGCGCTGTGCGTCGGCAAGCTGACCGAAGGCACATACTCGTATTTGTTCCTGGGTTGTCTGACCGGTCGCATTTCGCAACAGCTCGGCAGTGCCATCCGCGGCAAGCCGGTTCAACCGCTGCCGACCACGACACTTGTCGGCATGGCCGCTCTCGTGCTCGTCTTGTCGCGGTTGCTGTGACCGAAGACAACGACGAACTGAGACTTCCGGACGGCGTCGTCGAGCGCGTCGCGCGACACCGCGCGAAGCTACTGCGTGCAATCAAGCGCGAAATGCTGTCCGGCGAGCCGTCGCCATCGGCCGCGTTCGAGCACGCGCTCGTGATCTCCGTCTGGGCGATCTTCCGCGAAGGCGAGCAATACAAGGGCCAGCGCGATACTCCACCGGTGCCCAAACAACCAGAACGCAACCGGCCGACCGTGCGCCGACGCGGCCGGTCGGTTCCGCCCAAGAACGGCTAACGACTGCGACGCTGCGCTCGCCGAGCTTCGCGCAGCAGTCGTTTGAAACCGGGCAGTTTGGCGTCCTTGTGACTTTCGAGCACAGAGATCATGTCGTCGAACGACGTGCACAGTTCGTTCCAGCGTGCCTCGCGCCGGCGCGAAATATGACTCGCTTGCCACGACAGCACGACGCCGAGTTCGTCGCCGGCGTCGAGCCGCTGCAGAGCGAGTTGTGCCACTTGCGAGAGCACCTCGTCGGCCGCAATACGTTCGGCGACACGAAGGGGGTCTTCTGGTGCGCCGGCGAGCGCAGCGAAATGCCGCGCCGAATAATTGGGCTTGCCGTGG